TCGTTCTAGGACCTGAAATACCCTCTGCTGATAATGTAACTTGACCTGCTGTATTTCCAGTCGTTTTAATGATTGGAGAGTTGAGAGTCTTATTAAAGAGTTCTCCTGCAGACTTCTCTGATACAAGTATATTGTATGTGTCTGCACCTCTATTTAGATTATCTGTATTAGGGAATCTGAAGATTTCATTAGTTGATGTGTTTGCGTTAGCAACGTTAAACGAAATCTTTTTAGTTGCGTCAGTATTGTCAACTAAAAGTAGTCCTTCATAACTCTTGTTTGAGATAGTCTGAGTAGTGGTAGTACCAACTAACGTTAATGATAAATCAGGAACCGTAATGGTTCTGTTTGCAGTTAGAGCAGATGTGTTGAAGATTGCATAGTTAGTTGCAGTCTCAGCGTTTGCTGCTAACTTCAAATCAACCAGAGTCTTTGTAAGTAAAGTCTGTTCTGATTTAGTATCAATAAGTGTTGATGCAGTAGCGGTAGGTTCTGCAGTAGTTGTTACTGTACCTGCATCAGGTAAGAAGTAAGAACGTCTTGCACTAGAAGTAGTTGCCCAGTTGATTTGGAAGATTGCCTCTTCTGTACCATCAACAAGAACAAGATTATCCTCATCAATAAGAATAGTTTTATTCGTTAGAGTCTGCTGAGTATCAGAACCAACAACAGTAGTTCCGTTACCAGAGGTAATAGCAGGAAGAGTAAAGATACGAGTGTTAGTACCAGTACCAACATTACTTACTTCAAATCTTGCTTTAGGACCTTGTGCGTCTTCTAAAATAAACGTTTGGTCAGATATAATAAAGTTACCCGTAACTTTAATAGCACCCGTACCTTTCGGTGCGAGAACAATATCAGTATTGTTTGCTGCGTCATCAACTGCAGTTATATACAGTGATGTACTACTATTACCATTATCAATACGAGTACAGTAGAAACCTCCATCACCAAAAGCAATGCCAAGTTGATCGTATGCATTTTGATACAATCCACTGTCTCTATCCAAGTCAAAACATAAGCCAGGAGCAGTTTTTGTGCCCTGTGCTAGTCCTTTGAATAACTGATTAATTTTTGCTTTTCTATTTGGAATCAACGGATCTGACACCACCACTGGAAGAATCGCTTCTCCCGACAGGTTAGAGTCTGATATTGTGTCCAGTTGTGAAATCTTTCTGGTTCCCACGAATAATCACACTTACTATGCTACAAGGTTATTTATACAAGAAGTTCACCCTCCTGTAAGGTCTATATGTTCATCGTCTTCAGTTTCTTCTTTTGTCCGATATGCCCATTCTTCCGTATGTCCTACAGACCACCATTTAGGTAGAGTTTCTACAGCATAATTTTGTGTACATACCTTAAAGTCAGGTCGTTTCATATTATCATTATCAACTAAACTATTATCATAAAACTGACATCTATTGTTTGGTTGTGCTGCAAACTGTCCGTTGTCTAATGCAATAACATTGAATGTCTTATGTTCTGGATCATGTTCTGAGAAGTTAGTATCCAATACAGAAAAGTCAGGGTGTGCTGTGTCAATAGTAAACTCATACTCGCCAGGATGCATCTTCTTATCCTTACCAAAGAACTGACATCTACCTAATATGGGTTTTTCTACAACTGTAATATTATAATCAAAACAATCCCATAGTTCTAATACATCTAGTGGCAACTGATCATCCCAATCAATATCTTCTTTCCATACAAATGCACTGAGTGGTAACTTATCAAAAAGTGCACCATAGTCAGTTAATAATGTCTCAAAGTATAATGCTTTTGCTTGTATACTTCTAACTGAGATCCAAAGACCTGGTGTCAGTTCTCCATGCCCCTTTTCAAGATCATAAAGATATTCTTTTTTCACCCATACTTTCCTTGGAGGTAAAGGATGTACTAAGTACGCCATTTTAATTTAGTTTTCAATACTTGTAATCGTCTTTTTGCACGACGAAGTGCTTGAGGTTTTAGTTTCCTCTTGAGTTCTTTCTTACTGTGATGTTGCCAGTTAGGGACTTTCATTTATTTGTGATGAAATACTTCTACATATGATTCACACTTAGGACATGTAAAACTAGACCAGAAATCATACTCAGACTCATCACCATCATTTATATCATCCATGTCAAAATCTGCTCCCCAGATTAATTCAGTTCCACAGTGCCAACAGTTCATGGTGTTTGTCCTATGCCTTGATTACTAATAAACTGTTTACGAAACTCTTCAACTTGTTCTTGTACCTCTGGTTCAATAGGAGAAACCGCAGCAACAGGAGTTATCAATATAGATGATCCAGTTTCAAGTTTTACTTTCCAACAACAACTGTTAGTTTCAGTTAAACTAGTGACAAATGCGAGATTGTCCTCATATTGTCTCATTGTAATGTCGATTGGTCCTATCATTGTTCAGCAAATGTGTAAGTAATCATTTCAGAATCTAAAACTTCGACAATTTCACTTACTGCAGCAGTAAATTCTTGTCCTCCTTCTAGATTGTGGGAAAACTCCATGAGTCTATCATTTCCATCAGTATCTAGTACCGTAATAGTACGTTTTGATAGGTTGATAAAAACATGGATGATAAAGGTGTCGTTCATGATTCTATTATATGATAGAAGAATAAACCTGTCAAGTTAATTTAGGAAAATTGTCTTGGCAGTTACCCTGTATGTTTGTGTAACGTCAGTGGTCATATTTCTCTTAGCAGAAATATTAATATCACCACCCGCACCATTTGAATCTTTATTAACTGTATGTTTACTAACACCTGCTACAGTCACATAGTGACCACCACTCAATACTTCTGTGTCCATACCAGTTGAACCGACTGTAGTGGACATCGGACCTTCTTTATTTGTTGTAATGATAGGAGGTACAGGAGTATTCTGACAAGGAATGATATCAGTTTTAATTGAACCTGCACAAATAGTAGTGATACCAGGTTCTTTTGCCTTATCATCAACTGGTTGATTTATATAATTGAATAGATTTGGTGTAGTTATTGCCATATTAACACCTGCTGCAAAGTCTATTTCTTTTGTCATAGCAACGTTAAATAAGTCACCCTCATACTCACAGTGATCTACTGTTTGGAACAACTTTTTAGCACCAAAAACAATCTTAGATGTTTGCATTTCAAACTTTGAACCTTTTACGTTCATATCTAAGTCTGAGTTAAAGGTGATAGTGTGTTTTTGTACCTTTTCTTTATCTGCAGCGTCTTTTCCATTCTTATCAACTTGTTTTGCTGCACCAACAGCGTCCATAAAGAATCCACCACCAACTTCAAGGTGCATATCACCAGTAATCTTTAATCTATAGTCACCTTCAACGTTAATAACCTTATCACCATCAATATTTGAGCATTCATCACCTATGACATCTACAGTATGATTACCTGCATATGTTGAGTGATCTGCAACTAAGTTACCTGTATCATCTTTTGTATTTCCTCTATTACTCTTCTTATATGCTTCTAATCTTGTTGATCTCTCCTCAGGAGTTAAATCTGGATTAGTTTTCTTCAACTCTTTCATATAAACATATTCAGCATATGTGTTATTGTTAATATTGACAGATGAATGAGTTGTACCACTAGGTTCTTTAACAACGTGTGCCTGACGACCTGGAGTTCCAATATGATGATCATATCCACCATTAACAAATGTCCTTGCTACTTGTAAATATGGATCTGCCTTAGTAAATATCTGATCCAAAACTCCTGTACCTGCACTTTCTCCCGCACAACTACCTCTTGACCCTCTAATTTTATTGATATTTGCTAGTTCCTCAGGAGTACAACTTGTAACACCAAATAAAGGATAAAAACCATTGTCTGCCTTACCACCATTAGGACTTCTATCACAATCATCACCAGTATTAAAGTTAATGAATAATGCAACGAGTCCTGTTAACCCTGCAATACCATTTTTCATTAAGTCTGCGCCTGGTTCAAATATTGTGTTACCTGATTCCCAAGATTTGATTATATCCTGTACACCATCTATTGCTGCAGTTGTTGTTTTTATACCACTAATAACTTTTTTGAGATCAGCAATAACATTTTCCACATTACATACAATGCTATCAATCACTGCTTGAACACCCTGTAGTGCCATTTCTGCTTTACTGATAGCACCATCTAACAAACTTTGAAGTAAGTTATTGATAGTATTGATAGGATCATTAATAAAATCTGCTATTTGACTGTCTATAGCACACAATGAAGAGAGTAATGATGTAATCGCTTTTTGTACTTCTGCTTTTGCTTGGAAAGGAACAGAACCAAAAATTGCTCCTAAAAGTTGTTGTAAAAAACCACCTAGTTGATTAGAAAGTTGTGAGGTAGACTCTCTAATACCAGATACGATTTGTGTGAAGATAGCACCTATAAAGTTTTTCAACTTTCTAGTCAACTTTTCTAGTGTGGTCACTTTACCACTGACAATATCAATAAAATTACCAGAATCATCAGTAGCAACTAATGTAGAAGAAGTGTCTGCAAGGTCTTCCATGAGATAACCTAGTTTTGCTTCTACGGATTTCCAAGGTCCTCCTACACCATTTGCAGTAGGAATAGGATTTTCTGGATTTCTACCTTTTAATGGATTACCAGAACTACCCGATATATGAACACCTACATTATTTGGTGATCCTGGTCCTGCAGGTTCTGGTTGTGTCTTACTTCCTGTAAGTTTTACATTGTTACCACCAGATGCATTATTCTTATTGTCAAATGTATTACTATTAGCACCTGCAGGTTCTCGTAATGCAGGATTTATGACGGGTTCATCTATTTGTTCACCCGTAAAAGCAAATATATGCTCTTTACCACTTTCTAATGATTTCTGTACACGCAAAACACCGATGACTATTGGCATTTGAGCATCTTCACCATCCATGAAGAAACCCATAACAATAGCACCTGGTTGTAGTTGTCCTGATGATTCACCTTGTGCATCATTACCTGCTTGACAAGTATGTTGTAATACTGTTGCCCATGGTAACTCCTCAGTGGGAAGATCAGCAGTCGTTCCACCTCTATGATTTGTATAATATCCAAGCACACGAACTTTACACCGACCTAGTTCCATAGGATCTTCGGTGTCTTCTACTTCACCAACCCACCAGTAAAATCCGTCTTTTCCGACGAAATTGGTTTTAGGTTCATTTAGGATGCCTTCAACTGTTTGCATTTATCTGCATACTTTTGATTATTTAGTAAAAAACCTTAAGGGTCAAATTTTTGGCGGGATTTTTTTTACCCAATTTTTGAAACTAAAGGTCGTTTTCGACACGCACATATTTGTAAATGTTATCGCTACCCCAAACCATCTTACCATCTTTGTATGCTTGGTCAAAACTATGCAGTTTATCTCCATACAAATGCATCTGTGATCTGATTATGACTCCGTTATGCACACACTTTCCCACAATATTACCATGCCATGCAAGGTCAGCGTATTTAAAGAGCATACCACACTCTGCGGATTTATTCCACTGTAAGTCGTAGTTCTCTATTAATACTTCTGTTTTAGATATTTCAACCTTCTTATGATATCTTTTCCGATAAGGTCTTTCGGGACCATCAGTTCTATAGTAATTTTTAGACTGAAAACCCCCTTCTATCTTCTCCCAATGCAAATATATCGTAGCATATGTTGTCGGAGATGATTGTGCTTGATTTTTGTTGCTCCAGAGTCCTAGTAAATAGTCCTCAATCGTCATACACTAAACATTCTGGTTCGTCTGGATGCATCTCACAGAATAGTTCTAATGCATTAGGATCATGGTGATCTCCTGCTACTATCTCCTCGTGATGATGCTCTGCATAGACTTCAAGTTCATGTAGTTCGACTTTAGCATGTCTGCGTGCTGCAGGTGATGCAAGTGGATTGTCTAGGATTGCTTGGTCTGCTTGGATGTGTTCTTCTATTGTTTTCATTGTTGTACCTCGTTGATACAAAACTATTTATCAAAGTACAGCGTCTTTCATAAGGAGCATTTCCGAAGACATGGTATCTGGAGTGCCTTTATGTGCTATTGTTACAATCATGTAACGTCCACTAAACTTTTTATCAGCCTTGATTTTATCACCAGACTTTTGTGTTGTGGGCATAGTAACACTGACGCCAGAACCTGCATAAAGATCTAAATTTCCTGGAACTACTATTTGAAGTTTAGTATTCTTCAGTGATTCCATCCTTAGAAACTGGTACGCTTGTAAGTATACAAGAGACTCGTAGTTCTTTTGAGGTTCCTGTTTGTCCTTTGGATCAAAGTTTTGGTATGGAAGTATAGTATAGCGTGTCCTCTTTGGACTGTCAATCAAACTTTTATAATCGTCAGAGACCCGTGACACGGGATTAACTGCCTTCTTTCCCCCTAGATGTGACATTTTATTCCATAGTTCTGTAATTTTATATAAGTTTTTTGCTAATGCTAGATCAGGACCTTCACCACCCATTGCTGAGTTTGCTATGTTGACTGGATCAAAACCCATACTAAATCCTGTCCAAGTTCCATGTCTTAAACCCATCAAAAAGTTTCTTTCTTCTGGAAAAGATATACTATCAATTTTAAACTGGTCTGTCTCTCCACCATCACTTTTCTTTGGTGAATAAAGATATTCATATAGTCTCGTAGTTCCTTTTTGTTTATCTGTACCCTTTGTTGGTGACATCTCATTGATATTATCAATCATTTTATCAAGAGATTTGAAATGATATCCTAATGCGTTTTCATAAAATGCAAATCCATTTTGAAAATCACCACCAGTTTGTTTCTTTCTAACACTTCTGTTTGTGATCCAGTAGATACAATCAAGTGGTCTCCAGTTTGTTGCTACAAATGTCTGTTTGTTTAAACTTTCTTCAGAGAATAGTTTTTTAGCACTATTCATATATGATGACCCTTTGACTAGAGTTTTTACAATCGAGGATGATTCAGTATCTTTGAATATTTTGTCTGACTTACCGAATACATTAATAACTTCATTGAGTGCATACTCATCTGAACAACAGTTGACTATGAAAACATCTGTAGTCTGATTGATTCTCTGCCTACTATTGATGTTATAGGAACGTAACTTGTATGTTCTTGTTAATACTGATCCATTTATTGTAAACTTTATTTCCTCTGATCCAGTAAAGATGTTTGATATACCTGCAGAATCCTCGAATACAAATGTTGCTTCTAAGGTTGCAGACTCTATGCTCTCATAGATCTCCCATGCTCTCAAGAATCCAACTAGATTATATCCTCCATCGGATGCTTTAAGTTGTTCGCCTCCTCTGAAAACTGATATGTTGACAGATATATCACCTGCGTTTACTCTATCACTCATTTAATAAGTCCCTTCATGTAGTTGTTGTTAGAGTTCAATACAGTTGCTGTAGTTTTCAAAACACCGTTGACATTTACAGTGCCTGATCCAGGTAATCCCTGTACTATAGTTTCTGGTTCTCCTCCACCACCTGCAGTCGCTGACCTTGCTTGCTCTATTGCCTGTGCGTTCTTAGTGTTTACTTCCATAACAGTTGCTGCAGTTGCTTCTAGTGTTGCCATTGATGCTGTCTTCACTTCATTGACAGATTCGTTTCTAGTTTCAGTTTGTTTTGTTAGGTTATCTGATTTAGTTGAAGCAGAGAATACTTTCGGAGTTTGTCCACCTTCTGAGAATCCCATACCAATCTTAGTTCTCTGTACCATTGGTGATATCTCAGTTGATATACTGATTGGTTGAGTATTAATATTTGAAACTGAACCACCTGTAGAGAAGTTGCTGATGTTGTTTACTTTACCACCCACTGCAAAGTTTACTAAAGGTTTATAGTCACCACCTCTAGAGAAGTTATTGATTGGACTTGGATTATAATTTACTGTGTTACCGATAGGTGGATTATATGACTGATCTTGGAAAGTATCCAAAGGATTATCCATGTTAGTCTGTGGCAAATAGAGAAACTCATTGTTTACTTCTCCACCCTTCGAGTATTGATTTGTAGTAGTATTATTAGTTGATGTTCTATTATTTTTTAACGTAGTGTTATTGATTAATGTCCTACCACCTTTTGAATATTCATTAATAAATGTTTTTGAATTATCAAGAAACTTATCAGTTATCTCTCCACTTTTAGTGTATTCATTTGTAGTGTTATCAATGGATGTTTGAGAATTGTTTAAAAACTTTTGAGATATATCTCCACCCTTTGAATATTGACTTATATTATTGGTTGTAGTATTGCTAGTGTTAGTATTATTATTGTTATTGAATGTAGCATTGTTATTATTATTGGTATTGAATGTAGGAGGAGTTATGTTAAGCAATCCACCATCAGCAAATCCTAGTCTCTTTGCTTCTTTCATTCTTGTGTTAGTTAAACTAGGAGTCCTTCTAGTAGCAGGAGTGTCAAATGGTACTACAAATGCACCACCATCTGCCTTCTGAGAAACATACTCTGTACCATGTCCTATGAATGATGTAGTCATACCACCATCAAGTGATACAGGATAACCTGTTTGAGGACCAGAGATCCAACCACCACTTGCTGCTTTCTTGAGAGGTACATATCCACCTGCTGCTTTCTTCTTCACCCCTAGGACGTTCATCCCTAACTTTACAAGACCTTTACCTTTTGATTTTCCCTTACCCGCTATCAATGTCGTAACAAATTTAACTAACTTTGGTACGACCATACCAATATCTTTGATAAGTTTGAATGGATTCTTCAACCATCTGATACCCAAAAATACTGTCGCGAAACCTATTAGTGCCTTACCAAATCCTATTATTCTTTCAAAAACATTAGCATCACTCTTAAACATATTATACAATCCATCCATCAATGTCATGACTCCAAACTTCATGAAGTCAAATATAAACTTACCTACCTTACTAAGAACTTTGATTACTGTGATTAGTTTTTCTTTATTTGCAGGGTCAGCAAGCCACATCAATGCAGGTATAGCAATAAACATTTTCAACATATTACCTAACATACCTAGTATTCCACTTAAAAAATCACCACTTTTTTTAGAAGCATTCTTAGCAAAATTGACAAGTGGATTATTTCCTTTCTTCTTTTTATCATCTTTTGGTTCTGGTTCTAGTTTAGGTTTATTTTTATTCATCTGCTCTAGTCTTGCTAACTCTAACTGTTTGAGTTCTGCAACCATAGAGATAAGACCATTAACACTTTCACCTATCTGATTTATTGCTGTAGTATTATTATTGAAATGTGTAGTCGCACCAAAAGGATTAGAACCTTTACCTTTAGGTTCCTCTGTGTCAACAAACTTATAAAAGTTTAGTTTACTACCTTTTTTTACTCCTGTTGCTTTTGCCATTATAATCGTCTAGATGAGATAGAAGAGATTGATGCTGAACGACTACCTGTATTTATTGGGACTGCCTTATCAATCAATGCAAGTTGAGTTAAGATTACAGGTATTGGAACGATATCATCCATGGTAGATCCTAATGCAACTTGTTCTGCTAGTCCACCCTCCGAAAATTCTGGTGTCTGAGGAGCAGGTGATATGTATTTAAGTTGATTTCTTTTAAACAGTCCACCTGCCATCTTCTCTTCAAACTCAACTTTTGAATCATTCGGTGCACCATACTTGCGTAACTGTTCTTCATTAGACATCTCTTTGAACGCAGTGTATTCTTCCAAAGAAACTTCTTTACCATTAATAAATGCTTTACCATCAGTATAAAGATTAAATTTAGAACTTACTTTTTTGACGTTAGTGACAGTAGTAGCATTACCATCTTCTTTTGGTACCTCTACTTTTTCTTCTTCCTCCTTCTTACCTTTATTACCAGTCAAGAATCCAACTATCGTACCTAAGTCTGGTAGTTTCTTAGCGGCCTCCTGTACTTTGGGGTAAATTTGTTTGTAACCTGGAACTTTATTCAACATTGCCTCTTCCAACGCTGCTATTCCTGGTACAAAATCTCTTGCAAACATAAATGCATCGATACCCATTGACATAGGAGGACCTGCAGCATTTCCAAATAGACCAGAGATATCAAGAGCACCAGATATTGATTCAAGAGTACCTCCAATAACATCACCACTCGCTAGTCTATCGTATGCAAATAGCATGTTTACTAGACCACCGACTATAGGTAATGCTTTACTACCAATCTTTTTACCTAAAGGTCCAGGTTTTGCTAATGATAAACCTTTTGTCTTTAAATATTTCTCCATCATTGCACCCGCAGGTGTCTTTATTATGGCATTATATGCTTTCTTACCCATCTTCTTTGCCCACTGTACAACAGGATCAATAAACTTTCTTAAGGGATCCAGTACTTTCATGACTAGTTGTTCTTTTACAAAGTTTCCTGCTTTACTAAGGTTACCGCCTATCCAGTTTCCTGCTTTTGCAAGATTACTTTTTAATCCAGAAAACATACCTTTTCTTGCGGTATTAAGTCTCTTACCTAACTTTTGAGTATTTTTAAATGCTTCTTGAAATCTTGGTGCTAACTTATTATACTGCTCTGTAATAAAATTCCTTGCTCCTTTAGTAGCACCCTCTAATATAGTCTTACCTCTCTTCGCCAGTCCCTGTCCGACGTCATCAACTTTATTCATTATGTTTGCAAATAAACCTTTTCCTCTTGATGCTTTCCTTGTTGCAGTGGCAAAGTCCTCACCTTGATCCATTCGTTTTCTAGCATCAGCAATCTGATCACTAGTCATACCTTTCTTCTTCATCTTTATCTCATCAGGAGTTGCCTTCCTGACTTTACCATTCTCTAATACTTCATCGGGTTTTAACTTCTTTTTTGTCTTTGGATCAAACTCATCAGGTGCTTTCCTAGGTTGCTTATTCTTACCTCTACTACCACCATCATCACCAAATCCCAGACCTGCAAATATTGCTGCAAGTTTTTGTGCTGCTGCCATTGCAAAAGCAATACCAGAAAATGCTAGTAATGCCTTACCAAGTCCCGCTATTCTTTCTCCTA